ACTCGTTTATTATAACACATTTTTGAAAAAAGTAAACTAATTATTTTTTTTATTTTTTATTTACTTTTTTGTTGTATTATGTTAGTATATAAAATATGAATACATATACTCAATCAGAACTATTTACTATAAAAGAACTAATGAATGTGTTTGTTATATCAGACCATCATTTTTACCATGAAAATATAATTAGATACTGTAATAGACAATTTAAAAATTTAAGAGAAATGCACTATATTATGATAGAAAATTGGAACAGTGTTGTTAGTGAAAACGATACAGTTCTACATCTTGGTGATCTTTCTTTTGGTAATAAAAGAATAGTAAGCAGAGTTAGAAAACATTTAAATGGTAAAATTTATATGGTAAAAGGAAACCATGATAAACATGGTATTGCTTGGTATAAGAATGTTGGTATAACAATGTTTAAAAAACCATTTTTTATAGGTAATTTTCTTTTTAGTCACGCTCCAAAACATGATATTGGTCCAAATATGATAAATATATGTGGACATTCGCATAATAAAATACCACTTTTGACTGAAAATAAATGGAGAAATAAATGGTACAATGTTTCAGTTGAAAATTTAGATTATACACCAATAAGAATAAAGGAGTTACTGAAATGAAAAGAACTGGATATGAAAGTGAAAAAATAAAAATAGCATTTGATGTTCATGGTGTTATAGATACATATCCAGAAGTCATTTATCCAATGATAAGAATGTTAACAAAAATTGGTAATGATGTTTGTATTGTATCTGGTCCAAGTAAATTTTTAATAAAAGAAGATTTAAAAATATTAAATTTTTCTAAAGAAGTTTTTGGTTTTAATAGACATATTGAAATTCATTCTGTTGTTGATTTTCTTAAAAATAATGGTGTTAAAACATGGAAAGATGATAAAGGTGATGTATGGACAGATGACCAAAATTGGTGGGATTCAAAAGCAAAAATTTGTCAACGATGGGGGATTAAATATATGATAGATGATAGTGAAAAATATCGATCAGCATTTGACCTTACTAATTGTAATTTTATACATATTAGTGAATTATTATGAAAGTAATTAAAGTAAATTGTAAAAATTGTCCAGGTAAAAAAAGTACTTATAATGGTATAGAATTTGGTCACTCATTTTCATGTTATTTTGATAAGAATGCAATTGGTTTTATAGGAGCATATAAAGGACATTTAGGTTATGGTGCAGCATATAGTTTACCAGAAATACCACCAGATTTTTGTCCATTAGAAGACTATGAATAAGAAGATATTTTTTATAACAGTATTAATGACAATTATTTGTTCGGCATCATTTTTTATGATAACGGAATCAGCTAGGTATTATAAGTTTTTTTATGATAGTGGTGCATGGCAACCAATATATCTTGCTGGATTACTTGAATTATTTGTTCTTGTGCTAGCAACAATAAAGATAAAAGCCAAGTGGTATTTTGTATCAATTCAAAAAATAATTATGGTTGGTATATTTAGTGCTATTATTTTCGCTGCTGGTATGCAGGCAGTAGAGCCAACTCTTGATAGTCTTACTCAAATAAATAGAGAAACTGAATTGGTTGAAATATTAAAAGATGAAGTTCAAGACCTAAAGAAAGATAGAGAAACATTTGTTGGTCAAAAACAAAAAAGAAATACTGCTATTGCTGCTATTGAAAGAAGAAAAATAATAGATGATTTAACAAAAATATTAAAACAAGATATTACAACAAATACTGGCATTGTTGCCTTAATAAATATCATACTTCTATTTTCTATAAGGTTTCTTGTGCAGTTAGCTAATATATTTTGTGCAACATTACTTGGAAATTATTATAGAGAAAAGAAAGTTATCAAAAAAGATTCTAGAAGTTATAAATCAATGGTGTTAAAAAAATATCCAAATTCAAAATGTATAACTGGACCAAATGAAACATTTCAAGTGTATATAAATGGTAAGCTAATAATTGAAAGTAAATCATCAATAGATGCTTGGAGAAAGGCGTATGAAAAAATTGAAAGAATGTCACAATTGTAATGAAGTATACAATGAAACTAAAGATATTAGAATAGATTTTGGTTTTGCAAGAATAGAACAAAAACAATGTCCATATTGTCAATGTCCTATTGATACAAAAATAATTCATAAGGAGTACGCATGTGATAAAATCATTAAAACAAAGATGGATTGAAGCACTTCATAGTTGGGAATGGTGGCTGGCTGTTATTATATTATCAATCTGTATGTATATGGAATTTGGATGAAAAAAATAATAATCATAGGAACCAGAAAAAGAGATACACAAGAAGATTATAAAACTGTTTACAATGAGTTTAAAAAATGGTATAATAATGGTGATATAATTGTTTCAGGTGGATGTAGAAAAGGCGGAGACAGATTTGCAGAAATAATTGCAGAAAAACTTAATATTAAACCTATTATACACTATCCTAAATTACCACCTAATGGTTCTCCAAGATGGTTATATGCAAAAGCTAATTATGAAAGGAATACTATTGTTGCTAATGAATCGGAAGAAGACACAGTAACCATTGCTTGTGTATCACCTGATAGAAAAGGTGGAACAGAAGATACTATTAAAAAAATTCAAAAGAAAGGATTTGATGGTAACTTAATAAGAATAATATGATTACTTACAGACGGCCCATGAAAAATTTGGGTATAATAGAATATAAAAAAGAAAATAAAGAAAAATATATGTCATTTGATGATATATTTGACTTAGTTGTATCAAGTTTTGTAGTAGGTATAATATTAGGAATAATAGGAACATTAATATGTATAAAAAGTGTATAATGGAAGGTTGCCCGAATGGTTAAAGGAGCAGTTTGCTAAACTGTCAGGTGTAAACAGCCTTATGGGTTCGACTCCCATACCTTCCTCCATTTAAATTGTAAAGGAGTAAATATGTATAATTTGTATGTTGCAAGTGACCAAGATGGTTTTGAAGTTAAAGAAAAAATATTAAAATATTTAAAAGAAACGGAACATAAGTATACTATAAATAATATAGGAACACGTTTAAAAGAAGAACAAGTTGACTACCCAGTGTATGCGTCAATGGTATCAAGTTTAGTACTTGAACATTTAGAAGACGACAGACATCTGGGTATTCTTATTTGTAAAACTGGTATGGAAATGTCAATGGCTGCTAATAAAAATAAAAACATAAGAGCAACTGTTTGCTTTAGTAAAGAAGAAGCAAAAATAGCAAGAGAAGACTATAACTCTAACATATTAATATTACCAGGTAAACTACCTACAATTAATACAATAGAGGAAATTGTACGTACATGGTTAGATTATAAATTTATCCCTAATCATGTAAGACTTAGAAAACTTTACTTACTAGAAAAGATAAAAGAATTTTGATTTACATTTAGTTAAATTTGTTGTATAATTATTTTATAAAAAGTTAAAAAGGATTATTAAATATGAATGACATTATATCAAAATTGTTATTAAAATGGTTTAATTGGAAAATAGATTCAGTACGTGATGAAATAAAAGAGCTTAGTACTGGAAGGCGAAAAGAATTACAACAAGAATTTGAAGACACTGTTAATTCTAAAGTAGATGAATTGTTATTACATATTAAAGATGAAATAGAGTGGTTATGGGAAACAATGCTAAGCGATATAGAAGATGCAAAAGATGACGAAAATATTGATACAGAAGTATGGAGTAATGATGAATAATAATAGAGCTATATGGACATTTACACACGAACCTGATAAATTTGAAGACTTAATTTTAAATGATAATATTAAACCAAAATTAAAAAAAGCACTTGATGAATTACCTAATTTAATGTTGTATGGAACAGCTGGAGTTGGAAAAGGAACATTTACAAATATTATTTTAAAGCACACTGGTTACAGTAAGTTATGGATTAATGCTTCAGACCATACAGGTATTGATTTTATAAGAGATACAGTAAAACCGTTTGCTAATGCTGCCTCATTAACTGATATGAAAATAGTAGTAATGAATGAAGCCGATAGTCTAACAAGAGGACCACAAGGTGCTCAAAAAATGTTAAAACAATTAATGGAAGATGTTAATAAAATTACAAGATTTATATTTTTAACTAATGATATTACTATTATGATGGAAGAATTACAATCAAGATGTATTGTATTAAAAGTTGATAATCCACCAGCAAAAGACATAGCTAAATTCTGTATAAAAATTCTTAAAGAAGAAAAAGTTAAGTATCAAATGAAAACAGTTGTTAGTATTGTTAAAAAATGTTATCCAGATATACGTAAAACAATATGGGCACTACAAGAAAATACTATAAATGGTAAACTGTTAGGAGATAAAATATCTTCTTCTGAAGGACTATGGAAACAAATTCTTAGAATGGCACTTAATCAAGATATAGAAGGAGTTAGAAAAGAATTAAAAAGTAATTATATTGATTATACTTCACTATATCATTACTTTTATGAAAATGTTAGTGATTTTAAAGAACCAGGTGGCGCAATACTTACAATTGGTGACCACTTAAGATGGGATAGAACATATCCAATTAAAGAAGTAAACTTTATGCACATGATAATAAATATGATATTTGAAAAGATAATATGAAAAAATTAAATGATATTATATATAATATAATGTATTATGTTTTTGTTGAATATTTTATGATTACTTATATTCTTATAGTATTATCTGTGTTGAGTATTATTGTATATAATGTGGTGGTAAAATGAAAAAAATAACACTGTTTGATTACCTCAATCAAATATATATGAAAACATCAAAGTACAAATATGATAAAAAGACTGCAGCAGCATATATGTTATCTTTGTGGTTATCACATGATAAATATTTAATTAATATAGTTCATAAAATTTGTTTTTTACAATTTAGTTTACCAGATAAAGTAATATATGATTACTACTTTGATAGAGTTCCCAAAGGTAGAAGATATATTAAGTGGACTAAAAAGACACCAGAAGAAAAACAAAAGTTAAAAGATATAAAATTGTTACAGGAACAGTATAATATTTCAAAAAGAGAAGCAAAAATGACACTAAAATTTATGGAGAGAATTAAATGAAAATAAATATAAAAGAATTTATAACAGTATTAAAAAAAGCAACAATAAACAACATCATAAAAACAGTTCAATTGAAATTTAGTGATGGAAAAATTACTAGCAGTATGATTTCAAATGATAATGGTTCAATATCAATTTTAAATATTGATAATAATGTTTTAAACACAAATGATGAAGTGGATTTTAATTTTTCAGAACCAGCACAAGAAGTAAAACCATATTTAGATATATTTGATAATGATGAAGTTGAAATCAAATTATACAAAAATAAAATATTGCTAAGAGATATAAACCAACAAACCAATATTAATTTTTGTTCTCCTATGATTATAACTTTATTTGGAAAACAAGATGTAAAACAAGATGCTAATTGGTTTTTTGAAACTAAAATTAATGAAGATTTTATAAAAGCATTTAACAAAATAAAAAAGATTGGACCAAAATTTGGTAGAGTTTATTTTGAAATAGATAATGGTAAGTTTATAATTGAAACAACTGATAAAACAAATGAATTTTCAAATGGTTTGAAATTTACTTTAGCGGATGCTAAAAAAATTGATAATATTTGTCTTTGTTTCACTTACAATGATATAGCAAGTGTAATGAATGTAATAAATGACGAATTTGAAAAATTTAAAATTAAATTTACATATAACGAAGAACAAGAATTAGGATTGCTTTATATATACTCACTTGATGGCTCTGAAAAATATTGTTTATTTTCTATAAGAGAATAAAAAAATGTTTACGTTTCCAGTAAGTTATGTTAGAATAAAGAAAAAATAAAAATGGAGGTAATTAAAATGTCAGATGAATATTGGGACCAAGATAGTAATGAGGTGCTAGAAGAAGTTATTCTTGATGATTCAGTACACAATACTTTTGTTAGAGTTAACGGAAGTGATGTTAGAGTTGAACCAGGTATGAATTTTGCTGAAGCAATTAAAGACGTTGCTCTTAATGCTGAATTTGGTAAATTCCGTGTGTTTTTGAATAATGAAGAAGTAAAACCTTCAACAGCACCAGATGTATTCGAATCAGGAATGAAAGCAGAAATTAGACCTTATGATAAAGCTGCATAAGGTTTTTTATTTCTAAAAATGTGTAAAATATTTCAATAGCAAGTAAAAATTTTTACTTGCTATTACTTATGAAAGGTATAAAAAATGACTTTAGAAGAACAAATAAAAGAAAGTAAAGATAGTATGTTTACTTCATTAGATAATATTGATATAGAAGGATTAAAAGCTGAAGGTATATCAATGAGAATCGGTGATAGGCTTTTAAAATTTTCTATTGATACTGATAATCCAATACCAGATATTGATATTATTAAAGCAGATTTTCGTAATAAACTGAATGAACAACAAAAAAGAATTAAGGAAAAGATTAATGCTGAGATTGAAAAGATTAATGGTTATCATAATTCTTTAAAAGCAGAGTCAGAACGAAAAGAAAAGATATTAGAAAAGAAGTTAAAAGAAACACAACCTATGCCTAATATTACTTATGAAGATGCAATGAAAGGTTTATCTTTAACTAAAGGACAACTACAAGATACTTTATGTTGGTTAATTAGTGGTATATATTGGCCAAAAACATTAGATTTTAAACCACTTGATATAAAGTTTACAAAACGAATGGTTTCTTCTGTTGTGTATATGATAATAACTAAAGGAAAATATATCACAGAAGTATCAACAAGAAAACCAATAGGACTTGATTTTTTTAACCATTATCACCAAAGTAAACCTGATTGTTGGGGAAAATGGACATATAAAAATACATGGGAAACACCTACTGATATTCTTGCAATTGGTAGACAAGCTGAATCAATGCTTGAAAATATTAATACTGGTTCTCTTGCAACAAATAATCCAAGAGGTTTACCAAGAATAAATACTGTTAAAAAGAATGTTGTTACAGAAAGACATAGTGTTGAAGCTATAAGTCGTGAGTCATTAAGACAAGGTATTACTGGTGATATTAGACAAGATGATACAGAAGTCTGGTCGTTATAAGAAAGGAAATTTAAAATGTCTATTTTAGAACGTCAAAAAGATTTGAATATAAATAATGACCAATCTCTTACTGTTATTGGTGCTGGGGGAGTTGGATTTTGGGTAGTAAAATTTGCAGCAATGGCTGGTATAAACAAGATATATGTTTTTGATCCAGATGTATTTGAAGAACATAATTTAAACAGAATTGATATACCATATAAATTCTTAGGAAAAAATAAAGCAGATGTTATTAGAAGTATTGTTAATGATTTGAGACCAGAACATTCAATATTTTCTTTTCCATTTAAGTATTCTCAATCATTATCAACAAATACTGATTGGGTGGTTGATTGTACTGATAAATATAAATCACAATTAAAGAATCAAGAAATTGCAAAATCAATTGGTTCTAAATATTTTAAAGCTGGATATGATGGTGATAAATTTAGTATAAACAATGTTGTTGCTGAATGGGGAGAATCAGAAGATGGTTATCAAATAACACCGTCTTGGGTTGTACCAGCAGTTGTTATTGCCGCAATAAGTGTTGCTAAGATTATGAAGTATTATAATTATGAAACATCTGGAAGTATAGAAGAATTATTTAAATATAAAGGAAATTATAAAAATGTATAATTGTGGAAACAAAAGTGTGTATAATTTTAATGCTGATGCTGATAGTTGGGAAGTTAAAATTGATACTGTAAAAGACTGCAGTAAATCACCTGAAAAAATAGATATATTTATTAGTCAATTAGCAAAATGTAAAATTGATGCTTTAATGAAAGAGTTTACTGGTAAAGAATGGCTTGCTTATTTAATTGGAAAAGATTTAAATATTGATGATATTTTTATTCCAACACAAACAATAACATCAGTAACAATTGATAATGTTATTTGTCCAGAATATAATAGTTTACAAGTTATGGGAGTTATTCATTCCCATAATGATATGGGTACAAATTTTTCTCCCACTGATAAAGATTGGATAAATCAAAATCATAACATTTCAATTTGTATATCAGATAATAGTATAAGTGGACAAGTAAGATGGAAAACACCATGTGGTTCTTTAAAAATAATTCCAGCAAATATAAAACCAAAAGTTGATATAAATTTTGATGATAAACTATTCATTGATAATATAAAAGGAAAAATTAAAGAAAAAACATACACAACATGGAGAGATAATATTTCTAATCCATATGGTTATAGTGAATTTCTTACAAAAGATGATGAAGAGTTCTTTGAGAAAAAGACTGAAGAACTTAATTTTGATGAAGATAAAACATTAAAAGAAGAATTAGAAATACTTGAAGAAAACAATCTTGACGATAAAGAAACAAATTAATAAATAACACATAATAAATTAAAAAACCCAAGTAATTGAAAAGTTGCTTGGGTTTTTTTATGTTTAAAAATATAAATACAAATAACATGGAACAAGAAAAATTGAAATGGAAAAATAGAAGACAAATGGCGTGGTTTTCTTTGCATTCAATGATAGTATTTACTATATTGATTCTTTTTTTTGTGCCTGAATCGCGACTAGAAATATTAGCTGATGTTATTGTTTGGTTTTATTTTGCAATGACTTCAATAATTGGTGCTTACATGGGCTTTACTACTTTAAGTGCAATAAAAAATGGTAAAAAGGAAATAGGAAAATAATGATAAATGTTAATTTGTTTAGAATTGAACAAAGTGTTCAAGGAACTTTAGGAATATTATCAACAAATGACTTTTGGTGTTATACACTTGAGCCGAATTGGTATAATAATATCAGGCAATATTCTTGTATACCAAAAGGTTCATATGATGTAAAAATAAGAATATCACCTAAATATGGGAAAATATATTGGGTTACAAAAGTAAATGGAAGAAGTTGGATACTTATACATTCTGGCAATTATGGTGGTGATAGTAGAAAAGGATATAAAACACATACTATGGGATGTATTTTATTAGGTAAGAAAAAAGGATTATTAGGTGGTCAACGAGCAGTACTAAACTCAAGACTTACAATAAATAGATTTTATAGATTAATGAGTGATGAAAAATTTAAATTAAATGTAATTGGAGGTGGATAAGATGTTAGGGTTAGACATAGTTTTTGGAGCAATAACTGGTTTATTAGGCAATGGAATAACAGCCTGGACAAACTATAAAATGCAAAAAATTAAAAATAACCACGATGTGGTTATGGTTAAGTTAGAAACAGAAGCAATGATAGAAGAAGCAAAAGCCAATATTCAAATTGAAAAGGCTAGAATTGAAGGTGAAGTAGAATTAACAGAAGCAGGTACATTTTTAGAAGGAATTAAACAAGGCAACAAACAAACATTCAGTGAAAAATGGATTGATAAATTGTTTAGTGTTGAAGGTTGGATAAAATATATTTCAATTCCTGTTGCTGTTTTAATAGCATTTCTATTTGGAATGGTAGATTTTTTAAAAGCACTTATGAGACCTGGTTTAACAATGTATTTAACAGGTTGTACAACATGGATAACATATATGGCATGGGAAATTATGCAAAAGTATGGAACAGAGATAACAAGTATACAAGCTGTTGATCTATTTGACCAAGTTACAAGTATAATTATATATTTAACAGTTTCTTCAGTAACATGGTGGTTTGGTGACAGAAGAACAGCTAAATTCTTAATGAGATTAAATGACGGTAATAAAAAATAAATGAGATTGCAACAATATATAAATGAACAGAATCAATATAAATTATATGTTGATATGGATGGTGTTCTTGTTGATTGGTATAGAGGAACACAAGATATTGGTTTGCCAAGTGAAGTAGCTAAAAACCCACGAATAAAGAAAAATCAAAAAATTTTATGGGGAGCAATAGATGAATTAGGTGCTACTTTTTGGTCTAATTTAAAATGGATAAATGGTGGTAAAAAATTATGGGATTATATAAAAGAACATAAACCTATAATTTTAAGTGCTCACTCAAAACGAAAAGGCGGTGACCACTGGGAAAAAAGATTAGAAGTTATTCAAGGTAAAAGAAATTGGCTTGTAAAAAATACTGATACAATTACGGCCAAACGTGCTATAATAACACAACAACCAGATAAAGTAAAATATGCTGGTTTATACAAAATACTCATTGACGATGATATAAGAAACATAAAAGCATGGAAATCTGCTGGTGGTATTACAATACATCATAAAAACACAGCAATAACTATAAAGGAATTAAAAAATTATGAAATTTAAACAATATCTAAGTGAAAAGAAAAAAGATATAGACACAAAGAAAACAAAATATTGTAAAAAACATAAGCTTAAATATTATGATTATTTAAAACAATGTCCTATTTGTGCTGGTGAAAAAATGAAACCACATAAACCTAAAAAATCTAAAACAAAATGGGTTGACAGAATAAAATATTATGGAAAAATATAATGAGTAGATTCAATAATCATTTAACAGAAACATTAGGCCCAGCTAGTCAATATAAAAAAATAAAAACTGGAAAAATAGTTGAATCAAAAGAAAATACAGAAATTAATGTTGTTATTATTACTAGTAGAAACGAAAGTAAAAAAGATAAACTTTATGTGACTGCTCAAAGATTAGCTGATACTTGTAGTAAAAAACATATACCTTATTATGTTTTATTTATTGAAAATGCTCATATAATAAAAGATGATAATGGTGATTATACAATACATAATTGGAATGATAAAAAAGGATTTCCAATTGATTCAGACAAAACAGTTGTTATAAATAGAGGGTCTGTTATGCAAAAAAAATCTTCTTTAAATATTATATCTCAATTAGAAAAAGCTAATATATTTTGTATAAACGATAGACAAGCAATTGAAACATGCTCAGATAAATATAGAACTATATTAAAAATGGGTGCTGCTGCAATAACATCTCCAAAAACAGCATTAATTCAAAGTATAGATACACTTGATTATGCTTTAGAACAACTTGATAGTGATTTTCCTTATGTTGTAAAAACTATTTCAGGTTCTAAAGGTGTTGGTGTGTTTTTTACCGAATCAATAAAATCATTAAAATCTATTTTACAAGTTATATGGAAAATAAATGAAGATGAAGAATTATTAATACAAGAATATATACCAGCTCCATTTGATGTAAGAGCACATATATTAGGTGACGAAGTAATTGCTGCTATGAAAAGATTTGTAATAAAAGATGATTTCCGTAGTAACTACTCACAAGGTGGAAAAATAAAATCAGTAAAACTTACAGATGAAGAAAAAGATATATGTATAAAAGCAGCTAAAGCTGTTGGTGCTACATGGGCTGGTGTTGATTTTATATCAAATAAAAAAGGAGAACCTTTTATTCTTGAAGTAAATAGTTCACCTGGAACAGCTGGAATTGAAGAAGCAACAGGTCAAGATATTACTGGTGAAGTAATAGAATGGGTATTAAATAAAGATAACTGGGTAAAAGTTGCTAATGAAATTGGATTTAAAGAAATTGTTGAATTTGATGGAGAAGAAATAGTAGCTAAATTTGATACTGGTAATGGAAGCTTGTGTGTGATGCACGCAGATAGCTATGATATAAATGAAAAAACTAAAACAGTTACATGGACATATAATAAGAAAAAATTTAAACATCCATATAAAAAAATAAAAGATGTTCATGTAGGTGGAATGAGAAACTACACAGAAAAACGACCAATTGTAGAACTTGATGTAACATTTGATGGTGTTATATTTAAAGAAGTTGATTTTACACTTGATGATAGATCAAAACGAACTCATATACTTATCAATAGAAGATTTATGAGAAAAGCAAACATTATGGTTAACGCTGCTAAATCATTTGTTGTAACAACAAAACCGGAGAAGATAAAATGAGATTAGAAAATTATTTAAATGAAGGTATTAACGATAAAGGAATTTTTAAAGCTTGTTTTATGTGTGGCCATCCTGGTGCTGGAAAATCATATACCTTATCAAAAATAAAATCAGGTAGCGTTGAACCAAGAATAGTTAATACAGATAAAGCGTTTCCTTTATTTAAAGAATATTGGAATGACCAGTGGGGTAAAATAGCAACAAAAGTAAAAATAATAAATAGTAATCAACTTGCTGGTTATATAAATTCAATGTTACCACTTGCTGTTGATGGAACTGCTAATAATCCAAGTGCTGTATTAAAAAGAGTTGGTATTCTTGAATCATTTGGATATGATGTTGGTATGGTATTTGTTAATACTTCTCTTGAAACAGCCATTGAACGAGCATCAAAAAGAGAAAGACAAGTTGATAAAGATTTTATTGAAAAAGTATACAAACAAGTTAATAAAGCTAAAACATTTTATCGTGGTAAATTTCAAACATGGATTGAAGTTGATAATAATGATGGAGAATTAACTAATGATGTTGTAACACATGCTTTTAAATTTATGAATAGTTTTTATAACTCATCTATTAATAATCCTATTGGTCAAGAATATAAAGAAACAATGATAAGAAACGGATGGAAGTATTTATCACCTGAAATAATGTCAATAGAACAAATAAAAAAAGGAATTAGTGGTTGGTATATATGAGATTAAATAATTACTTAAACGAATCAAAAGTATGGTTAGATGATGTTAGAAAAGCACCGTCTGGTTGGATCCATTTTGAAGAAATAAAAAGTCTTAAATCTTATTATATAAAAAATCATAAAAATATAAAAGAAATGAGTTTAGACCATGACTTAGGTGATAATATTCCTACTGGGTATGAATTTTTATTATGGTTAGAAGAAATGGTTTATACAGGAAAATATACAAAAGTTCCTGATATTAAAGTACATAGTGCAAATCCAGTTGGAAGAAGACGAATGGAGCAAAGTATAAAATCAATTAAAAGGAAATTAAAAGGAAATTAAAATGAGATTAACACAATATTTAAATGAAGATGATATACAAAAAGGATTATCAGTTGATGAACCAGAATCAGGTGGTAAATATTCTGATGACGTTGTAAAAATAAATATCAAAATAGTTGAAAAAGCTTTATCAATGGCTAAAAAACAAGAAGATAGTGAAGCAAATAGTGCTATTGTTGCTGACTTAGAAGATAAACTTGATAAGTGGAAAAATGTTGATAAAGAAACAAAACCAGCTGGTCCTAGTGTTCCAGCAGAAATATTAGTTGGTTTAGAAGGTGAGGACGCAGCAGCTGCAGATACAGAAAAACCAAAAAAAGACGAAGAAGAATAAATTATGAGATTACAACAATACTTAACAGAAAGTATTATCAGTATAGACCAACGTGATATTAAATTGCTGTATAAACCTCTTGTAAAATACATGAGAGGTATACAGCAAAACGTTAAAACAAAAAATTCATCTGCTTTAAAAAAGAACCTTATAAGTATTAGAAAAAATGGGTTTCACGCTAAAGCTGGTAAAATAGAAATGTGGATTATGAAAAGCTTTAAATCCAGTAATTTAAAATCTAAAGCAGCAAGAGATGCGCATAAAATAAATCCTATTGATATACATGTTGGTTTTCCAACTGATGAACCTTTTTACTCACCAGAATTAAAAACAATTGTTGTTGGTTTGCCACTAGCTAATCTTGATCCACTAACAGACCCTAAAGTAATAAAACAGGTAGAAGATGCTGAGCTATATCATTTCTTTGAAAATTTCTCAACTGAAATACAAGTAAAACAACTTATTAGACATGAGTTAACACATTGGATGGATGATAGTTTACGTAACCTTCACTTAACTAAAAAGGCTAAAAAAGGTCAAATAAAAGGTCGCGATGAAGACGTTGTTGAATATTATGAAATAGAAGCTATAATAACTCAAGTAGATCAATTAAAGAAAAATTTAGGCAGTGAACGTTATACTAATTTAACATGGAAACATTTTATGAAATTCACACCTGATATACAATATAACTTAGATAACCAACCAGGTTTTCTTAAAAAATTTATGAAAAGAATGAATAGAGAAGGTTTATTCACTGATAGAATGAGGACTACATTTAAAAAATGAGTAGACTATATGAATATATAAATGAAACTAAAAAAGAATTAGAAGAAACAAAAGATATATTAGAATACGTACAAATACTAGAAAAAGATTGTTCAAAAATCATTAATGTATATAAAAAAACTAAGGGATTTTTATATAGAGGTATACATGGTAAAGGGTCTTATGGTGATTTTATTGAAAAAACAATGAGAACAACGGTAAGAAGACCTAGAAACACAGATAAAAAAACCCATATACGATTAAATAAAGTTTTTAAAGAAAAATTTGGATGGAAAGTACGAGATGGAATATCAACATCTCCTAATAGATTTCAAACAAATTTATATGGTCATCCATTTATATTTTTTCCAACAAATAGATATAAATTTTGTTATTCTTCAAAAATACATGATTTATTTACAGATTTAAAAAAACAACCAATTGGATCAGATGATAAAGAATGGGAAATTAAAGAAATGAGAAGCATAAAAAGACTTGTTAATAAATATACTGATAAAAATTTAGAATCTGTATTTAATAAAAAACAAGGTGAAGTAATGTTTAAAGTAAAAAAATATTATTTATTAGATAATAAGTATTTAAAATACTTATTAGATATGTGGATATAATGAGTAGACTAATAAAATACATAAATGAAGGATTGGGTAAATTTATACCATTATCACCAAGAGACCAAAGTAAACTTATTAAAAAAGATTGTAAGTATTATTTAAATCTTACAAAAAATACTGGTCCATTTAATAGAGCTGTTAGTGAACACAGCCAACCAAATGAACTTATTAAAAAGAAAACAAGAACAGATAGACAATCATTAGGTATGGACCAAGAACCTTTTAAAGAATTTAATAATTGGTTAGGTAAAAATGGCCATGTTAGACGAGATAAATCAGCATCAGCATCAAGTGCAGGTCCAATACTTTCATCATTTGGTACTGTATATTATTTTTTTCCTATTGGTAAATTCAATTATACATGGGTTAGAGCTGATGATATAAATACTCACGATACTAGAACTGGTTGGGATGCTAATGAAGTACAAATGTTTTTTGATTATGATGATTATGAAGAAGAAGATGAAATTATAAGAAGAAAGAAATTTCCAAAATATTTCACCACAAACAAAGGTATAGAAATAGCACACAAAAATAAGTATGAAATATGGTTTGATTGTAAAGAATACTACCTAGTTAATAGAAAAAACAAAATATTTGGTAAAAATAAATGAGATTAACACAATACTTAATAGAAGCAAAAGAAGCATTAAAGGACTGGAATAAATACGTGAAAGGTAATAAAATGTTAAATTCAGCTGTTAAAATACTTCAAAAAATAGACAAAAAAGGCTATAAAGCTTATATAGTTGGTGGAGTTGTACGTGATATTATTTTAGGTCAAGAACCTCACGATGTTGATGTTGCAACAAATATGCCTATGGATGAAATTTCTAAGTTATGGAAAACATATGATATTGGCAAATCAAAAGATTTTGGTATAGTTGTTGTAAAGGAAGGTGGTTTTCAATTTGAAGTAGCTCAGTTTCGTAATGATGGTAAATACTTAGATGGTAGAAAACCAGAATCTATAAAAATAACTGGTTCATTTGAAGATGACGCCGGCAGACGTGATTTTACAATAAATGCAATGGCTATTGATAAAGATGGTAATATTATAGATTACTTTGATGGTAGAAAAGATATAAAAAATAAATTACTTAGAACTGTTGGGGATCCATATAAGAGATTTGGAGAAGACCATCTTCGTATAATGCGTGCCGCAAGATTTTCATCTAAGCTAGGATTTGAAATAGAAAAGGATACAAAGAAAGCAGCACAAAAATTATCAAATAAAATTTTAGAACTATCACCTGAAAGAATAAAAGATGAAATTTTAAAAGCTGCTGCACAAAGCGGTGATAAATTTGCTGATTATATTATTGAACTTGATAAACTTAAAATATTAAAACATATACTACCTGAAGTATTAAACTTAAAATTTTGGAGAGAAAATCTTCAACATCATCCAGAAACTAGAGGTGGTGGTGGAACCGTATGGACACATACAATGGAAGCATTAAGAAAAAGTAATACTGCTGATCCTATATCTAATTTATCAATATTATTACATGATGTTGGTAAGGGTGTTACATTTTCACAAAAAGAAGGCTTACCAAAATATCTCGGTCACGCAAAAGCTAGTATGGATTTAGTTGATAGTATAGCTGATAGATTAAAAATGTCTAACAAAGAAAGACAATCTTTAATATTTGCTGTTGGTAACCATATGAAGTTTCATAATATACTTAAAATGAAACCAAGTAAAATTTCTAAACTTGTTAATGATGAAAACTGGGATGTTTTAGTTGCTGTTTCAAGAGCAGATGAATTTTCACGTGGTGAAACATTTATGTATGCTGGTGAATTTGAAAAAATAATTGATAAGTGTATTAAAATTAAAGATAAATTTGGTATGCCATTAGTTAATAAACAACTTAAGCTTGTAGATGGAAACCATGTTATGGATATAACAGGCCTTAGTCAGGGTAAAAAAGTTGGTGAAATTATAAGAAAAACAACTGAATGGATATTAGATAATAATATTTCTGATAAAGAAGAAATTAATAAACACATAATGGAGTTAATATGAGATTACAACAATATATAAATGAGGAACAGTCTAAGTATGATGATGTTGTTAATGCTCTTAAAAAAGATTGTGCTCCATTTCTTAAAGAATTAAAACAAACAGGAAGAAAAGAATTTCTTCTAAGAGGACATATGTATGCTTCTGGTACAATAACTAAAAAGAAAACCAGAAATGATAGAGAACCAAAAGATATGGATGAAACAACATCACAATATTTAGATAACTTGTTTAAGAAGAAATTTGGTTGGTATGCGCGGTCATCAGGTATTTTTGCTACTTCTAAAATGGATGATGCTGAAGAATATGGTAAAGCATTTTTATTCTTTCCAATAGGTAAATACAAATATATATGGTCACCAAAAATTGGTGATTTGTATACAAAAATTGATAATTATAAACTTAGTTTAGAAGATGTAGAAGAAAGATTTAGTGAAGAATATTATACTTTATTACATGATGGTGATCTTGATGGTAGTTGGGATTATGATGGTATAGATTTACAAATAGATGGTGATAGACAAGATGCAATACAAGAAGTGTTAGAAAACAAAGATATGTGGGGGATGGAAAATTATGGTGATTTTAGTGACAGTTTATTAGAATTTATACCAGATTTAACATTAGAAGATTTTACAGATAAAAAAATAGAAGAAATAGAATATGATTTAAAAAATTTAGTATCAACATATACTAATAAAAATTTAAAACAAGCAATACAAATGGAAAACGAAATAACATTTAATTGTAAAGAATATTATTTAGTTGACCCTAATAAACCTGGATTAGAAGATGTTTTAGAAAGAGAGTTCTTTTAAGTCAATATCATCACCTTCAAAATAAACATACTCATTTATTTCAAACTTTTCTGAGTCATAGTATCTATATCTTATTTTACCATGCTTATCAAAATATGTTGTATGGTCATGTATATCAAAAATATAAGCCCCATCTTCCTTATCTTCATGTTTTCTTAAAGACCTACCTACTGATTGAAGTATTCTTATCTTAGATTTAAATGGAGCAACTAATACAATATATTTTAAATTAGGTATATTTAATCCCATTTGAAAAATTCCATAAGTAGCAATCATTAATATATTTTTAGACTCACCCATTTTCTTTCGCCAATCTTCTCTTAAATTAACATCATCCCTGCCAGATAAAAACACAACCTCTTTATCAGTATTTGATTTTAAATATTCTTCTAATACTTCACCCTCTTTTTCAACCTTTCCAACAAGTAACAAAACATTATGGTCTAATTTTTTACATAATTTTTTAACTAAACCCATTCTAAAAGAACTATTAAAAACAATATCTTTTACTTCATCATATGTTCCTTTTATTTTACTTTGTTGATATTCTAAGTTTAAAATATTAACATTACATTTACTAATAAACCCTTTATCAGCAAGAAATCCAGATGGAAATTCTTTTATAATTGGTCCAATATATGATTTTGTATTCCAGTTATCAAGTATAGACGAATGAAGTGTTCCAGTAAACCCAAAACGATACTGAGCAACAGATTTCTTTAAAATTTTCTTTAGTTGATGTGCCTTCATACCATGACACTCATCAACTATTATACAATCATAAAGTAAAAGTTTATCATGGTTATTCATTAATGTTTGCCATGTAGATATAGTTATTGGTTTATCCCACTCTTTATATTTTTGATACACACGACCAATAATATTCTTATTAATTTTATATTCAATCATATCACTATAAAATTGCTCAACTAATTGTTTATTAGGAACTACTATTATAACATTAGTTACACCTGATTTTTTTCTATCAAGAAGTGTTTTAATAAGATATGAAATAATAAGTGATTTACCAGAAGCAGTTGCTGACCTTATTATACCCTTTGTATAATTTAAACAAGCCCGTATACATTCTTTTTGATATGGATATGGTTTAAGACTAAGATTGTAACGAGGTATAAAATTTTGACCTTTAAATAATTGCTTTACTTCATCACTAATAACTAATTTATGACTCTTAAAATATTTTTTATGTAATCTTATATAATCAAATAATAAACCATATGGAATTGTATTTGTTACCTTATTTATCATACAAATTTTACCATCCCAACTTCCTGAACGCCACGCAGGCATAAATTGAAATCCTTCCACATGTTGAGTAAAGTATTCACGTATACCAATCATATATTTTCTATTATCTGATACTATTCTTATATGTAAATTATTTGCTAATTCTAATCTAACTTCATTCATATTCTATGGTAAAAATCTTTAGATTTTGCTCCTTTTAATAATTCCCTTTCTTCTTTTGTTAATTTTTTAATTATCTTACCTGGATTTTTGTATCTTGGATCGTTTTCTGGAAAAAGAAACGCTTTTGTTAATTTTTTAATTATCTTACCTGGATTTTTGTATCTTGGATCGTTTTCTGGAAAAAGAAACGCTTTCATTATTAATTTATTAATTAAATATTTTAATCTATAACTCATTATAACCCCCACTCTTCACCTAATAATTTTTGGTCATCTTTTTTAATAACTTTCATGTCAATATCTTTTGGTATCACAACTACATTATTATTATATGGTAATTTTGTTTTAAAATTTTTTAACCAATTTTTAACTTGTACTACTTTATCTGGTACATCAAGATAATATTTTGGTATAAAAAATAATATTACATCATCTTCTTTAACATTAAGTTTTTGTATACATTCTGTATAATTTTCCATTTTAATACCCACCACGTAAATTTTCACTAAAGATTTTCATGCTCCACTGAAGTTTTTCAAATGCCTTATATGCCATTTCAAAAAATCTTATTCTAACATTTTGTCTATCCATTATTTTTTTCATTTGTATAATTTTTGTATCAGCAGGCAAACAATATTTCTCTATTTCTACTTTTGTCCATTCTTTATCATCATCAAATCTATACCATTTATATCTAATACCAACTAACTTATCATACTTAATTTGAAGTTCATCCATTATAAATAGTTCTTTATGGTGAAGTTCAGTATACTTTATTATCATATACGAATTTTCTTTTAATTTTTCTTGAATATCTATTTCTGAAAACTTCACCATTTCATCTATTGGATTGTCAATTAACAACTGTTCTAATATTTTTTCTTTATCATTCATAATGTTTATAATAACATATTGAATACTATATGTAAACAAAATATGTTTACTTTTATCCTATTTTAGTGTATAATAAAAAAATAATAGGAGAAAAAAATATGGAATTAAAAGAATCAGTTGTTGTTAAACAAAACAAAAAATGGTATATTGGGTATATTGAAGGGTATAAATTTCATAAAAATTCTGAAATTAAAAAACTTTCCGATGTAAAGGATGTTGCAAATTATATAACTCTTGCAAAATATATAAAAAATAAGAATAAAAATTATGACGTCAAACAAACTACAGCACTAATATTAAATAAAATTGGTTGTAATTCTATTTATATACTTGATAAACCAATAAATCCTTCAGAAGATGAATTTGAAAATTATTGGTGGTCTGATATAAATGAAATATGTAAAAAATGCTCGTGGATGTGTAAACAAGGTTCAAGAGTAAAATTATATAAATGTGCTTCTTTCAAGGAGATAGATGGAAAATAGAATAGATAGTGATTTTTTAGAAAAACTCATTGTTAAATCAATGATGGTTGATAAGAAAATTTTAACTCTTGTTTGTAGTGTATTTGAATCAGAATATTTTGATGACCCATCAGTAAAATATGCTTTTGAATATTATCAAAAACATTTAGATGAATTTCACCAAATTGCACCAACAGAAGCAGTTATAAATTCAAGTGATGATAAAATCAATATCAAGGAATTATTTAGCGAAGTAAATTCTATTGATTATAATATTGCTAAAAATCAAGATCATTTATTAACAGAAATTAATTTCTTCCTTAAAGATAAAGCCATAAAAAGAGCAATGGTAGAAGGTGTTGATATAATTGATAGTGGTGGAGATGTAAATTTATTAAGAGAAAAAATTGAAAAGGCTTTATGTAAAGATATAAAAATTGATTTAGGATTAGACTATTTTAAGAATTTAGGGTCAAGACTTAAAAAGATATTTACAGCAACAGATTATAGAGTGCCAACTTATTTTCCTCAATTTGATGAATTTATAAATGGTGGTTTTCCTCCATTTACTCTTTCTGTTTTAGTGGCAAAAATTCATGGTGGAAAGTCACAGTTAATGGCAAACATGGCAGCAAGGCAAGTTTTACATGGACATAATATTGTATTATTAACATTAGAAATGTCTGAAAATGAATTTGCCCAAAGATTTGACTCTATATACTCAAAACTTGATATAAATAGAATTTATATATCAGACAAACATAAAGGTAAATTAGTAAAATCTCTTAAAGAAATAAGAGATCAAGAAGGTAGAGGAAATTTATATATAAAACAATTCCCAACTGGTGCCGCATCAGTTATGGATTTTAAAACATATCTTCGTGAGTTAATTATAAGAAATATAAAAATATCAGTTATATATGTTGATTATATTAATTTAATGAGAGCAGCATATAAACAATACGGTGATATGTATAGTTCAGTAAAAACAATAGCTGAAGAATTAAGAGCATTATCATTTCAATTTGAAATACCAGTTATTTCAGTAAGTCAATTAAATAGAGAAGGTTCTTTTGTTGGGTTTGAACAAATTGATTTTAATTATATTGCAGAAAGTCATGGTGTTCCAGCAACAGCAGATTTTATGTCAATTTTAGGTGTTGATGAAGACGCCATGGTATATCAAAACGAAATATGGTATAAAATTGTAAAGAATAGATTAGGTGGTCGTGTTGGTGAAATTAATATGTTCTATCACGATACAAGAAGTTTAAAAATATATGACTCAACAGAATTAGATTTATGGATGAGTGAAAAAGAAATATCAGGTGATGAAAGAAAAATATATACAAAAGTAAGACGAGAACAAGCAAACAGTAACAGGAGAAGATAATGGATGATAAAGAATTATTAAAACATCTTCCTGTGTTCCCACACAAAGAAGGTGGAAAAAGATTTACTAAAGAAGAACTTAAAAGTTTAGTAGAATTTTTTAGAGAACATTTAGAAGAAGAAAAAGAAAAATGTGTATATTGTAATTCAATAACACCTTACAAAAAAAGTGATGATATTAGTATAAGAGATTATTATGTTGAAGGCGCTGGTCAATTATGTATTACTTGCTTTTTTGAAACATATGGGGGTATATAACAATTTTTAAAAATATTTTTTATAATAACAAACAATCAATAATTCATTTATGGGAGCAAATAAATGGTAAAGATACACACACTCAAATTGATTGGGTACCATATGTTTATATTCCATTTCAAAATTCAGAAATTAAAACAATAGATGGTATATCTGTTAGAAAAAAAGAATTTAGTACCTATTATAATTATTATGAATGGCAAAAAAATAGTAGTGCAAAAATGTATGAAAATAAAGTAAGACCTGAAGTACAATTTTTAGCTGAAAGATATTATGACATTCCAGATGATGAGTTATCTGTTCCAAATTTAAAAGTATATTATTTAGATATAGAAGTTAAAGCAGATAAAGGATTTCCAGACCCTAAAGAAGCAAATGATCCAATAACAATTATATCAATTTATGATAATAAATTAAAAAAATCTATATCATTTGGTATAAAACCATTAACCAAAAAATTAAAAGATAATATATTTGTTTGGTGTAAAAACGAAGAAGAATTACTTATTAAGTTTTTAAAATATATGAATAAGTATCCATGTGATGTTCTTTCAGGTTGGTTTATATGGAATTTTGACTTACCATATATTATTAATAGAACTATTAAATTATTTGGTGAAAAGAAAAAAATATATAATCTTTTATCACCTATCAATGTTGTTAGAACATGGAAACAAAGAAATAGTGAAGAAATTAATATTGATATAGCTGGTGTTTCAATAATTGATTATTTTAATATTTATAAATGGTATAGTCCTAATAAACTTGAAAAATATACTCTTGAATATGTTTGTCAACACGAACTTAGTATTGGAAAAGTGAAATATATAGGTTCTCTAAATGATTTATATGTTAATGATTGGATAGAATATGTTAATTATAATATTACTGACTGTAAAAGAGTTAGTGATTTAGAAGACAAACTTGGATATATAAAACTAGTTCAATCACTTTCACTTTTATCTAAAGCACCTGCAAAATATTATAATGCCATGACTCAACTTATTGAAGGTGCTCTATTAACACATTATAGAAGAAATGATATGTGTGCTCCATATTTTGCGGGTGGTAGTCAAGAAACATTTGAAGCTGCTTATGTAAAAGAACCAATAGTTGGTATGCACTCATGGATTATTGATATTGATATTACTTCATCCTATCCATTTCATTTAATAGCTTTAAATATGTCAAATGAAACATATATTGGTAGAATAACTGGACTAAAAGAAAGTCAAATAATATATTATGTTAAAGAACGAGAGTTTAGACCATTTACCATGTTTAAAGAAACAACTGGTGTATCAGAAATAAAAGGAATTAAATTAACAAATTTTAATAAAGTTTTAAAAAAGGGACTAATTGCAATTGCTCCTTGTGGTTCTGTTTTTTCAACATCAAAAATTGGTGTGATACCACAAGTTGAAAAAAATGTTTTTTTCAAAAGAAAATCAGTAAAGCAAAAAATGAGAGATTTAAAAAATACAGCTTCTAAAATGAAATCTGGTAAACAAAAAGATAAAATGTTATCAAAAGCACAAGAATTGTTCTCAAATCAATGGGCTTTAAAAATTTGGTTAAACGCCGTATTTGGTATTCTTGCTGTTCCATATAGTAGATATTTTAATACAAATATTGCAGAAGCAATCACTTCTTGTGGTAGACATACAATTAAACAAGGTGAAAAATTTGTTAATGAATATTATAGTAATAAAAATATTGATGGATTACCAAACGATTTAATTTGTTACATAGATACTGATAGTCTTTTTGTTAGACTTGGTGATTATTTTGAACTGTTTGACCCAAAATGGAAAGACAAAAGCCAAAATAAAAAAATAGAAATTATAAAAGAAGAATCTAAAAAAATTGAAGACTATGTTAATAAAAGAATATTTAATGAAACACAATTACTTGATTATAATTCACAAGTTAAAGATTTTAAAATTGAATTTAAACAAGAAATTATTGCTAAGTCAGCATTATTTTTAAAGAAGAAAAAATATGCTTATTGGTGTGTCGATGAAGAAGGAACACCTGTTGATAAAATGTCTGTCACAGGTCTTGAAATTGTAAGGTCTGATAGTTCTGAAGCAGTTAGACCAAGATTAAAACATATAATGGAACTGATTTTAAAAAGAAAACCAGAAGATGAAATAACAGAAACAATTATTAAATATAAAAAAGAATTGATACAACTTACACCAGAAGAACTTGCTGCAAATATTGGTATTAATAATTTAAGAAAATATATTGTTAATGACAAACCAACAAAAGGAACACCTTGGCATGTAAAAGGTGTATCAAATTATAGAAATCTTCTTAAAATTTTAAATATTGAAAATGATTATGAAGATATACATGAGGGATTAAAAGCAAAAGTAGTATATATAAAAAAGAATCAATTCAATTATCAAACAATAACATTTCATATATGGCCAAAAGAATTTGATGATGTATTACAACTTGATAAAGAAATGATGGTCAAAAAGTTTTTTATCAATAAAATTAAAACACTTTTAGAACCAATGAAAAAAGAATATTTAATAAGTGGAGATATTAAAAAAACAATAGATTTATTTTTTTAGAAAGGAGAAATGATGGAAAACAATTTTGAAGATTTTGATGAACTTGATTATATTATGGAATATATAGCAGAAAATTGGAGATATATTAAAAAAGAAGAGTTGTTAGATTTAATTGATAATTCGTATAATCTTGGTTACACTGAAGGTGAAGTCATTGGTTATAGAAAACATTCTGATGATACTAATGGTGATGATAATGATATGCGAGATAGTTATGATGAAGGTTTTGAAGAAGGACGCGATGAAGGACGCGAAGATGGATTTCAAAATGGTCTTCGTCAAGGTCGTGAAGAAAACAGTAGTTCTAGATATGATGCAGGATTTGAAGATGGACGTGAAGAAGGTATTAACACTGGATATGATACAGGATTTGAAGAAGGAAATCGACAAAGTTATGATGAAGGATTTGAAGATGGAAGACAAGAAAGTTATGATAATGGATTTGAAGATGGTAAAAGAGAAGGACACGAAGAAGGTGTAGAAGAAGGTTATGAAGCAGGATTTGAAGAAGCAAGTCAATAAAATTATAAAAGAAAGGAATTAAAATGAAAAAGATTAAAAAAGAAAATTTAAAAATTGTAGAGTTAGCAAAGGAAAAGATTAGTGGTATAAATTTTAATAAGATTTTTTCTGTAGCAATAGGAATTATGTTACTATTTTCTGTTGCAATAAATGTAAATTATCTTACTAAAACACCAGAAGTTGTTGAAAAAGAAGTTACTATTGAAAAAGAAGTTATTAAATATGTTGAAAAACAAGGTGGAACAACAACAGATAAATTTATTGTATATCTTAATAGTAGAATAGACCCAGTTACTGCAAAAACAATTTCAAAAGCAGTTGATGAATCAAGTAAAAAATATTCATTACCACGAAAACTTGTACTTTCAATAATTAACAAAGAAAGTTTTTTTAATCCACTTTCTAAAAGTCATAAAGACTGTGTTGGTCTTATGCAAGTAAATCCAAAAGCACATAAAGAAAAAGTTGCCAACATACCAAAAACACATTTATATCATATTGGTATTAATGTTGATATTGGATGTAAAATATTTAGACAATATTTTGATTCAACTAAAGGTGACCTTCATAAAACATTTCATGCTTACTTAGGTAAAGGGGCATCAAAACAAAGAATTGACAAATATAAAAATGATATACTTTATACATTTGCAGAATTAGAAATGTATGAATATATTGTACAAAAGGAAAAAGAAAAAGAAAAGGAAATAAAAGATGAAAAAATTGTTATTAATACTGATTCTAATATTTCTAATGACGGGGTGTTGCCAGAATCAGATTAAACCAAATAACATAGCATTTAATATTGGGTATGGTAGAGATACCAATTTAGGTGATGTGAGTAATATAAATAAAGATGATAATTATAATATATCAACTTTTTCTGTGGAAATTATAAAAGATTATAAAGTATGGTCAAAATCACTTGAGCTAAGTGTTGTTGACCACACTTATAGTTATGAAGATAAAAATAGATTAAAACATTCTAATTCTTTTTCAGTTAAAATATGGGCAATGAGAAATTTTTCACTTGAGTATATTGATATATTTATTGGAGCAGGTGTTGGAATGGGTTATACAAATCCAACAAAAAACAATAAGTATCTTTATGATAGTAATATCACAAGTGACCTTGGATTTAGGGCTGGGTTAATTAAAACATTTAAACACTTTAGTATTAGATTAGAATATATGTTTCGTCATTTTTCTGCTATATGGAAAGACGATAGGGGTGAAAATTTAGACGAGGTTAGAGTTGGTCTTGTATTTCCTTTTTAACTAACACTATCTGCAAAGGTAATAGCAACTTCTTTAGCATGGTCATCATTTTTTATTGTAAAATCAGCTTCGTATTTTCCATTGTCAAAGTCTTGTGTACCGTCTTTAAGTTTTGGATATTCAACTTTTTTTCCACCGCTATCACCAGCAACTTTATCACCAGATTTAAATCCATACACTGCACGGTGTGACCAACCATACCATTTACCATCAGCTTCAGACTTACCAATACTATTTACAGAATGATTTGGTGATGATTTCTCACCTTTTATTAATAGCCAATCTTGAAATCTTACTTTGTTTTTACCTGTTGCATATTTGGGAATATTTTTGAATGATCTATCTGAGGGTTCTACATTTGTTCCGTGGTATCTTACTTGTTTAAAATTTTTCATCCTATTTGTTTTAGGATTTAACTTCCTATTTACTTCTTTATTAATCATAGGAATTTCATATTTATTATCAACAAATTCTTTAAACTTTGGCATTTCACAATCTCCTTTCCATCATTTTATCAATAGCTTCTTTAACTTTTTTACCATTAATTTTATTATAAGTTATTTTATTTCTTTCCTTTTCTTCACAATAATCACATATCTTTTCGTGATTTCTTTTAATAAAAATTACATGTGTATCTTCACCACATCGTTCACATATCATCATTTTAAATATAAATCAAGTTTTTCTTTTATATCATCTGGTACTTCTGCTGTTTCAACATCATCTTTTCCTAATCGTATTTCTTTATCACGTGTTTGAGGAGTTCTGTCATATCCAGATTCAACATCTTTATCAGGAACTTTTCTTTTTAATCTATGAAAGAAATCAAACTTTGGAATAATATCATCTAAAGTCTTTAAAGTATCAGAGTAATTTTCTGGGTCTTCCATTCCTTTACTCGCTTCAAATTCATCCCATGTCCAATTACTATGATCAACTCTCCATGTTTTATTATATCCCGTTAGTTTATTATAGTATGGTTTTTTAATAAATTTTTGACCATATACAATATTTCCAGGTGGAAAATCATCATCTCCAGCAATACCACCAATATCTGGATAACTATTAGTTACAGTTGCTTCAATAAGATATTTTGTAATAAGTTTATTATTCATATTATTTTTTCATTTTCATAGATTTTTTATCAGTTAAATCAATAAGGTCCATAAATTCATCATTTCCAATCTTATTCTTTTTCATGGCCTTTTCAAATTCAGACATTAAAATAGTTAACGCTCTTTTGTCTTTTGCGCCATTTATTCTTTTAGTAAAATCCATGTATACTTTACTTTTTTGTTTTGCATACATTGCATATTCTGTTATCATTTCTATTTTTTCAACTATATCTTTGCTCATATTTATTTCTCCATATTATTTAAAATTTTTAATTAAATCTGTTAATTCTTCATCTATATAAGATAAATCACCAGCAAAACCCCAATCACTAGGATTTTTAGATTGTTTTACTGAATGTTTTTCAACTCTTTTTTTTAGTTTAATTATATTATCCATTATTGAATCATATCTATCCTCATATGCTTTATTAGCATCTTTTTTTCCTTTACCCATATACTTATCAATTTTTTTAGTTATACCCATTTCTATTTTCCTTTTCTTAAATTATTTAAATCTTTTTTATAATTTTTTAAGTCTTCTTTTTTCATTTCTATTTGGTCTGAAATTTGTTTTTGTTTAATTCTATCAGTAGTTTTACGTAACTCTTTATAAAGTTCGCTAATTTCTTGTTTAATTCTATAAATCCAAAAATCAAGGTTACTTTGTTGTACAACTTGATTCATAGCAACCAATTCTTTTTGTTGAACATAATTTGTTTCAACATTGGCAGCAAGTGCCGCATGTGCTGATTGTTTTGCAAAATGATGATATGCTGACCAAGCTGCTCCAAAAATTACAATTGCTCCAACTATACTTGCTATTATTTTTTGAGTTTTTCCCCAGTTCATAATTATTCACCTTTTATTTCATTTTATCTCCAACTTTTCCAGCTGGTGTGTTCCAAACTCTATATCCTTTACCTTTTTGTTTACGTAATTTGTGCATATCTTTTTTATTACCTTTTGTAATAAGAATATTATCTGGCCCAGCTAATCCATAAGTAGTTGATGATTTTATTATTTCATTCAAATAATCTTTAAATTTCATAATTATTCCTTTATTTAAATGTATATTTTTTTCCAATTTTTTGTAAAAAAATCATTGTTTTTTGAAGTTGTTTTAATTCTGGAAAACCTTGAGCGCCTTCTTTTGAAGCTTCTTCTAAAGCTTTATTTAAATATTTAATAACATTAAACATATGGTCTTTAAAATCACTTCTACTTCCACTTTCTGTTATATATTTTTTAATAAGTTTATTATTCATAATTTAATCCTTTAAATGTTTATTTTGCATTTCTTTAGCAATAGCCATTTGAACTTTCTTCATATAATCAGTAAATCCTTTTCCCCAAAAATTCCAACCACTTAAGTTTGTTATGTCTTTATGACCACCTGATTGTGATTGAATAATATCCCAAAGAGTTATTGTAACTTTCTTTAGTATATCTTTTTGTTTTTTAGACATTCTTTTATATGGTTTATTAGTAATATCTTGTACCATTCCTTCCCATTTATCAGAACCTTTTAGTCCTTTTAATTTTTTACCAAATAATGCCATTAAATCTTTAAATGTAAATCCCATTGCTGTGTAAACATCTTTTACATCAATGTCACGTTCAAAAATATACTTCATAGTATCAAGAGAAACTATTTTTTTACTTAGTTCTCCTTTAAATTTCTTTAATACTTTTTGTGCAATATCTCCAAGATGATATGGGTTTGCACCAGGTTTAAATGGATTTTTACTTAATTGTATAAGACCCATTGGCCATACAATTGTCATAAAATCTGCTTCTGGATTATTTTTAAATGGAGTATATCTATCATATCCTTTAAACATTCCACCACCACCATATTGAACAATAGTTGAACCTATCATAATATGTTGTCCTGATTTTAGTTTTGTTACATCAGATAAACTACCTTGAATGTTTTTCATTTTTTGTTGTGCTACGTAATCCATTTTACCAGTATATACTTCTTCTGGTGTTTTATATCCATTTTCTTTAGCTAATTTCTTTATAATATTATACATAGAAATAAGTGAAGGTTTAGATGTTAATACTAATTTAGTTAAAAAATCTGGTTTATTTTTATAAGCTAATAATAAAGTATTTACAGCAAACCCCATTGCTCTATGATTTTTTGATACATCAATATTTGGATCAGTTTTATATACTGCTCTCATAATATCATCTGGTGTTAATCCTTGTCTTGCAAAATCTGCTGAATCAACAGTTGATATAATATTTAAATCCTTTGGTGGGAATAAATCATTAGGTGACATTCGTTGTGAAATGAATGCAGAGTTTGAAGGTTCATGTACAAAAGCTGTTGATGTTCCTTTTTCTACACCAACTTGACCTTCGTGATGGTCAGTATGAATACGCATTACTGGTTTTCCATGTGCAAAGTCAACAAGAACTGCAAGCTTTTTATTTTTAGGCTTTGGAACAGCATACTCTTCACCACCATATTGAATAGGATGAGCAGCAGTTGTTTTAATTCCATATTTCTTTAGATAAGCTATCATACCTAAAGCACTTGTTACACCATCTAAATCTTTATGAAAATAGATTTCGGCCTCTTTATATTCTTTACCTAAGCTAGTAATATTACGGATACCACTTTCATTAAGTATAATTTCTTCTTCATATAAGCTTAATGTTTCTAATAAATTCATTTACTTCTCCTTTGTTTAAACTCTACTTAAATATAATATAATAGTTTCTGCTTCTTCTTTTATAAATCTATCAATTACTGATTCTTTACCAGTTATATAATTATAATAAGTTTTTAAAATCTTTTTTTCTTTACCAGTTAAAACTTTCATATGTTTTTTAAGAACATATTCTACTTTAGGTATTTGTTTTTTAAATTTTTTTTGTTGGTCTAATAAAGTGTTTTCATTTAAATACTTTTCGTATGTTTTCATTTACTTCTCCTATTATGCGTAAAATTCAGCAAGGTGTTCCCATCTTGTACTACCAGATTGTTTACATTTAATACCATTTATTAATGTTCTTATATCAACATCTTTTTCACCTGTCTGACTTTTTTCTTTTAAAAATTTTAATACTCTTTCTTTTTCACTTAAAGCAACATTAGGTAAAATTTCATTTATTATAGATGCCATTCTATTAAATACATCTTTTGCTTTTAATGTAATGTCAATAACAAATGACCTTGATTTTATTGCTTTATCCATTTTGCTTTCATGTATGTTTGAAATAAAAATTACTCTTCCTGTAAACTCAAATGTATTTGGATATTTAATTTTAGCATTTAATGGATCTGTTTCTAATTTTTCTTCTATATCATCATATAATTTTTGTACTGATTCTGGGTCTAGTCTTGATACATCAACAGTTATTGGTGAAATCCAAGAAATAACTCGTTTATCATATGAATCAAGAGCAGCCTTTAACATATTAACAGTATCTTTATTTTTAAAGACTGAATCAACATCATCAAATACTATTAACTTATCTCTATTTAAGAATAGAGCAGAATAAAGACCAAGTGGGCTTGTTTTTCCTTTTACCAATGTCCATTTATCACCTTGCGGTCCTAATAATTTTTCAATTTCTGTTGTTACTGTATATGTTTTTCCAATACCAGCCATTCCAGTTATCATCAAAGATTTTTGAATACCACTACCAACCATTTTAATTAAATCTTCTAAGTCTTGGAATATAATTTCAGGGTCAGCTACCTTTTTTCCAGCTAATAATTTTCTAGCATTATTTACATCTTTACTTGAAGTAGATTTTTCTTTAACTCCTTTTTTTGATTTTATACCAATACCTGCTTTTCTTTCAGCTTTTCTAACTTTTGCAACAAACTTTGGGTCATTAATATCAATACCATATTTTTCAGCATCAGCAACTCTTTTAGGTCCATATTGTCCTCTTGCTGCCATTTCTGATACAGATGCTGTTGGTGATTTAATAAAATTTGCAATTAAATTGATTGATTGAACTATATTATAATCTGCTGGAATATCAAGATTAAAATCAGGTTGCTCAATATTTTTCATATCTTTCCAAACATCTATTGAAGTAAGAGTTGTTGATTTTTTATTACTTTCCCAATTAAATCTAACTAAAGTACCATAATCAAGAATATACATCATTCCTATTCCATTATTACCATTACTCTTACTAAATCTTTCAAAGTTGTTTCCTTGACCTCCAAATGGATAAAATTTTGAACCAACTTTACTTCCTAATGTTTTAAGAATTAATTTTACGACCTTTTCTAAATTTTTATTTCCAAACGATGCTTCATTTAAAATATAACTTCTTAATCTCATTTGTTAATCTCCAAATATTGTTCTAGTCATTTTAGACTTATGTTTTTTAACTGGTTTAATATCAACTTTTTCTTCTACTTTCTTTTCTTCTTTCTTAACAGACTCTTCTTTAATATTTGTTATTTTTATTTTTGGTATATTTATTTCATCAAGAATATCTTTCATATCAACAATTTTTGCTTCCACTTTAACTGGTTTTCTAACAGTAAACGAGTCTTTCCAAGGTACAATAAGTGTATCATTAGCAATAATTTCAAGGCTTACTGGTAAAGATTGTCCTTCTGTTAATGTAGCTTTAGTAATTTTTTCAAGCGCTGGTACTTCAGCAACAACAGAACCATCAATCATTTCAATAGGAAAACCATAATTAACACCATCAATAATTATTTTCATTGCTCCTGTTAAATCTCTTGCTTGTACTCCGCTTATTTCTAATTGAAAATTAAATTTCTTTCTTTCATTTACTTTTAAATCAATCATTATTTACCCCTTTTTATTGCTTGTTTACTTGCTCTTACCATACCATTAAAAAATTGTATTGCGCCTTCAGCTGCATAAAGTAATACTTCATCTCGTTGTGTTGGGTAATCCCACCCATTTATTGGGTCAACGTTTTTTTGTATCCATTTTGTAAGTGTGTCTGATATAGCATTATTTAATGTTACATCAAGGCTTTTTGAAAGACTTTTTGTGTTAGCTTTATTTGCTTCATTTAAAAATTTTTCAATGTTATTCATAATTTATATCCTTTATTGTTATATTTATATTTTCTTTTTTGTATTTATCATATTTTACACCAGAAACACGAACTACAGGTTTTGGTCTTTCTAATCCTGCGCCACCTCCACCGCCTCCACCATAATTTTTAATTATAGTATCACCGCCGCCGCCTGTGCCAGAACCAGTACATATAACTCCTCTAGTAGCAAGAGATACAGCATTCATTATACTACCACCATTTTATAACTTGTTAATTGTGTATCTGTATATGTAGCTGTAATATTATATGTTGCAATTACATTATTAGTAGTACCAACGCTTCCAGCTACACTATAAAGTCTTTTTCTTGCAGAAGTTAATAAACCATCACCATCATATACTTGATTATCAAGATATGAATTTTCATCAAGAAGTCCTAATACTCTTCGTGCTTCTTCTTCTGCCCATACAGCGTCTGCTATATCTGCTGCTGTTATTATTTCTATACTTGTTAATGAAACATAATCAATTTCCATATGATGTGATGCATTATAAGTTGTAATATGATGTATTAATCTAATTTTTACTTCATTATTGTTATCTCTATCAATATGACGTTCAAAATATTCGTGATTATAATCAGCATCATCATTATTTCCTCCAGGCAAAAATTCTTCTTGTAATAATTCAAATGAAGAAGTTTCATAATTATATGCCCATAAGTCAATATGATGTGTAGCAGTTGGTTGCCCATCATAATGACCAAAAAAATCAAAAACACCTGCTTTATCTTCATCTGGAATATAAAAAATAAATTCCATAATAAGTCCATTTGTTGTATCTTCATCAATTATCCAATGATTATTATCTCTTGAAAATGTATTTGTCCAATCACCTATATCAACATTACCATAAATTATTGAACCTGTAATTGGTATAGTTTGTGATGTTGATGCAGCAGCAGCAATATCTGCTTTAGTCGCTAACTCACCACCATAAGATCCATCTGTTGTATGGTCTGCTAATTCTTCATCCCAAACATCATCAGTTATTCCTGATCTAGTTATTGTTCCATCAACAACAGTACACCCTGCACCACTTTCATCATATAATTCTGCTATACCACTTACAACAATTATTCCAGAAATACAAGAAGCTGCAATTTGTGCTGCACCAGATCAACACCAGTATAGTTAATTATTTCAAAATTTCCACGGCAACGAATAATATTAAGTAAATTATCACCAACATCTATTTGTTTATAAGTAAAATCTGTAACATAAGTATCACAATCTGTAAAATAATTATTTCCATTTCCTATTATATTAATATTATTAGTTAATAAACAATTTTTAGCTCCACCATCAAAATTATTAATAGCTCCAAGCACACTTGTTGTATATCTAACTGCTCCACTCATTGTTCCACTTACAGTCAAATTTTCAAAATAAGTTTCATCTGTTATAGTATCAGTTACAGTAACAGTATTTCCCAAACTTCTATCTGATATAAAAGTAAGACCACTTATATCAACACCACTAATAGCCAATGAACCAATTACATGTACAGTTGATAAATCATAATTAGTATTTAAAGCTAAAATATCTGATATATCTTTTACAGGATGTTGTTTTATTCCAAAAGGATAAACAGAACCATTTGTACCATTTATAGGGTCAACAAATATTTTTCCATCATATGCTTTGTGCATTAAAGCGTGACCTGTTGATTCATCATTAACATGATTTACTAAAGGTTCATCCCATACTGATTCAGATATTGATTCTCTACTAATAAATGCTTCAGTATCAATATTACAATTTGGCCCTGAATTATCCGCTTCTATTGAACCAATTCCTAATAATTGTATACTACCTGATACGCATGTTGAGTCAATTATAATATTCCCAGAATTACAATTTACAACAGTTCTATTAGTACCTATTTTATCTTTTAATTTAAGATTTCCTGTCCATTGAGATATATTAATTGATGCTGTTCCAATACTAAATTCAGGTTCATTTGTAACTTCACCACCAGCAGTACCTAGAATAATTGTAGCATATGTATCAAATGAAACTTCAGAACTTTGACCAAAAGCAACATTATTCATAATACCTTTAAAATTTTCTAAATTACCTATTATTTGACAATCATATACTAACATTTGGTCACCAGAAGTTATTTCTCCAGTTAAATTAGCATTTCTAAATGTTGAATTATTAGCAGAACAACCTGAAGTAAAAGTAATATCTGTACCCATTTTACCAATAGTTCTAATAACTTTATCATTTACATTATGTGTTGCTTCAATAGTAAGGTCTGAAAGTAATACTAATTCATCAACTTTTCCATATAACATAATAGTTAATGCGTCAGTAAGATTATTTGATGGTGTATATACTGTTCCAATAGGCCATCCAGTTCCAGAAACACCACCAACGGTATCCAAAGTAAGAACGCCTTCATATGTTAATCCTCTTACTGATGTTGATGCTGAATATGGTAAAGGGTGGTTTTGTAAATTTTCATCCCATACACCATCAGCAATATCATCAACATAACTTTCATTACCAGCAATTTTATATCTATCAATATCACTTAAAGAAATACCACCATCACTTAAAATAGCATAGTCTTTTTCTGAATCATATGCAACATAATTATACTTATAAAAACCATCACCTGTTTCTATCATTGAATCACCATTAATTAAAAGAGAATTATCAGAAACATCTCTTATTTTAATTGTAGGTGTTAATCCTGTTTTTGGTGTTCCATCATCTGTAAAAAAAGATACAATATACATTAATATTCACTTCCACTTATTGTTATAGTTATTAAATTATCACTACCATCATAACTTAATGTTTTTGTTAGTGATGCGCTTGGACTTATACGTGTTAATGTTATTAAGTTTAACTTATCACTAACATCGTATTCTAATTCTTTTCTGAATAATTTTGTTACTTTTCCACTATCTGTATATATATTTATTTCTGATAAAAGAGAATTTGAATAAGTTAATTCTTTATAATTATAAAGGTTAGCTGCTTTAAAACTCATTTCAAGTTCTATTGCTAATTTTTCAGCATCTGTATAAGCACCAGAACCACCACTAGCACCAGTACTACTTGTTAGTGATTTAGTTAATATTATTCCCATGTTATACTAGTGCTGGTATTAAACCAGTTTCCTTTTTAATTTTACTTAATAATTCTCCAAACGAACCTGATAAATTATATGATAAAGTTAAACTATTCCAAACTGCTTGTCCAATTTCTAATGATGACATTCCTACTTCTATTAATATTGTTTCAGCTTCAGATGGTTTAATATAAATTACTTTTGGAACGGTTAGAGTTGATGTGTCATAAAGAGAAGGGTCAACGTCAGGGTCATCTGTAATCATATCACCTAGTTGATTGATACGAAGTACTTCGTCGTATGGCACAATCTTTGTACCATCAAGAAGCACTACGTACCGTGGAGTGAACGCACCAGCACCTTTAGGTATATTACCTTCAGCCCTCAGCATTGGCTCATATTTTCTTAAGTTTTCATCAGTACGTCTTTCATATCTATATTCATGGTAAATATCTTCAATAGGAAAAAAGTCTTCTACACCTTCTTTCAGGTATATCAGACGATTTGTCCCATCCCATGTGTCAACAACTGGTGTTAAAACACTCATTTATTCTCCTTTATTTACACATTATTCTCAACTGATGGTGAACAAGTAAAAGCAACAGTTGTAATACGAGTTATTGTATACAATGTTTTAGCTTGTGTAGCACCTCCATCGCCTTCGCATAAGAACACACAGTTCTTAGGTGTTGCAGCGTCACCACCAACTGTATCACCATCATAGTCAAAACCAAATATAATTTTATATTCACCATCTGCATCTGATGCAGCACCCTTTACTTCTGCTGCTTCAGAATCTTGTATTGTTATTGCGGCAGATGTATTATAAGCAGTAGCAAAGAATGAGTGATACCAAGCATTGCCATCATCATTTGCTGTTTGTCCAATATTTGCTTCAACTGAAACAGTAAATGGATAAGTTTTAACTGCTCCAGAGTCGTCAGTCATAGCTACTAACTGTTGATCAGCAATAGGAACATTTTGAATATACAAACCAGCTGTTGGTGTCCAAGTACGTGTAAGTATTTGTCCAGTAGCATTGTATGTATACCAAGTTCCTACTCGTTTGCCTTTTGTGACAAGTGATACATGGTCATTTATATCATCATCTGTTTGAGCCAAAGCATCAAGAAATGCGACACATTCATATAATGTTCCAGGAACAGTATTATACAATACCCATGTAAAATCACCGTCTGCTTGAGCAAAACCACCTGAAGTCATTGGAGTATCTAATTGTGTTAAACTCATACCAGTCCAAGGTGATACTTGAAGACCACCATATACTGCTGTTAAAGGCATAGTAGCTAATTCAGTAGTCAAGTGATCTGATTCAGCAACGGCAAAACCTGTTGAGTATCCACCTAACTCAGTAATACCTAAGTCAGTAGTAGTTTCTTTTCTATCATAGTTAAAACTGTAAGTTCTAACTGATACAGCTTCGTAAGTAGTACTATCAAAATCACCAGCACCTGCATCAACTGGGTCATTACCATCATCTCCAAATACTTGTACTGCTTCATCAATCTGCCCAACTTTCGCAAAGTCAGATGGAGCACCACCAACTTCTAGCTGGTAGTAAGGTTGACTACCACTTTCAATATTTGCCAATCCCTTGTTACCAAAATATATTCTATCTGTTCCACCATCAGTCGCATATTCATTCCAACCAGAACCACGAATAATATCTCTATCTGCAGCTGTTGAAGGTTTTCTTGAATTTTCAAAATTATAAGCACCACCAAACTTAAATGTACCTGAAGTCCACCTATCATATTTTCTTAAATCTTCATCATCTGCTCTTTCTTGATTTTCAAAAGCATAAATCGCTTCAAACTTTATTCCTAAAGTTTCATCAAGAGGGTTATCTTCTAACCCACTCCCTAAATCTACTTGAGCTACTTCTTGTTTAGTAATAAATTCTATTTTACCATTTATTTTGTCAAAATATACATTACCGCTAGGTGTTCCACCTCCACGTGATAAAGTTGATTGTGAAAGTAATGTATCGTAATTTGACAAGTCTATTAATACCGCTGTTGCCATTTTTAATTCTCCTTATTTGTTATTTGTTCTATTTTATATCTTGTTAAATTTTCAATAACATTAGATAAACGGACATTTTCTTGACTCATTGTATTTACTTTTTTGCCCGTTATTTTTTTTTGAAATTGTATTCCAGCATTAAATG